TCATCTGTTGGTGGTGCGCGGGATGATCGACACCGTCGCGTTCGCGGCCGCTTGGGCTACATCCGGGAGCACCGAGGCGTAGACATCTGCCGTGAACGAGTGCCGCGCGTGCCCGAGCTCTGCGCTGACGTACTTCATGTCCACGCCGGCCGCGAGCATCATCGTCGCTGCGCAGTGCCGCAGGTCGTGGAAACGGATCGGCGGCAGGTCTGCGAGCTTGACCAGCGCGGCGAACCGCTCGCTGAAGTACTCTTCCCGCCCGTACGCGCTGCCGTCCGGCCGGGTGAACAGCCTGCCGGAGTCCTGCCAGCGCTCGCCCGCCGCCAGGCGCTCCTCCTTCTGCCGGGCGACCCACTTCCTCAGCAGGGCCTTGTTGACGTCTCCCAGGGAGACCGTGCGCGTGGATCGTTCGGTCTTCAGGCCGGTGTCGTCGTCCTCCAGGCCCTCGATGAGGTCGAGGATGCCTGCGCCGAGCTGGAGGTCGGCGAGCATCGCGCCGGCCGCCTCGCCGCGGCGCAGTCCGCGCGTCGCGACCAGGTGATACATCGGGTACAGCCGCGGCTCGTGACGCTCGCATGCATCGAGGAACCGGCCAGCCTGTTCGGGGGTCCACACCATCACCTTGTGCGGGATCTTGCCCGTGGCCCTCCAGCGCTCGACCCGCTCCTGCGTCCACACAACCGGCTTGGTCGGCTTGACCTCCGGGAGCTCCACATGCTTGCTCGGGTCGTGGCCGATCCGCTTCTGCTTGAAGGCGGTGCCGAGAGCGGAGGAGATCACGGCGTGGATGCGGCGAATGCGGGCTGGCGTCAGCGGCAGTTTCCGGTTCAGCCCAGGGGATTTGCCGGGCCGCTCGTGCCGCCAGGGTGCCAGGGCGCGCGCGGCCAGGAGCCGACGCAGCAACTCGCTGGGCTGTTCGCCTGGCGGCAGATTGTTGATCTGCGAGATCGCCTCATAGAGCTTGTTCAAATGGTCCTCGTTCAGGCGGACCAGCTTGATATGGCCGATGCCCGGGTCAAAGTAGAGGTCGATCGCTTCCTCGTACGACTCCCGCGTGCTCTCTTCGAGCTTCTTTTTTCCGGGAAGCCACACCTTGCGCAGGTACTGGCGCACCGTCATGTTGGGGTCGTGGGAAACCACCGTGCCAGAATCGAGATCGGCGAGCACCTGGCGTAGCGCCTTCTTGGCATGCGTCTCCTTGTCGAAGGGCCCGATTCGGGGCTGGCGTCGCCGGCCATTGACGGGCGGCGCGGAGTATCGCGCCCACCATTTCCCGTGTTCGGGCGACCAGCGCCATTCCGGTTCCCCGGTGGCACCTATCTTCGGCTGGTCATTCTCGATGACAGGGATTCGCAGTTGCGGGCATTTACCGTCGCCGAGGTATTTTCCCGTGTCGTCTCGGCAGCTGCAGCGCTTGAAGATAGAACCGTCGGCCATGAGTGACTCCTGTGAGGTGGAGTGACGAGAATTGCCGGGGCTCCGTGATCGACCTGGGGAGGGGGCCAGGCCGGGCGTGGTGGGGTCACGCGCCGGGTCCCCGCGCCTGCTACGACAGGCGTTCGGCGTTGTTCATCTCAGCGATGATGTCGCGCCCTTCGGGATGGCGTGCGTCCTGGAGGCGCACGATCGCCATCCCTCGCAGGAGCGCGAGCTGGGTGTCCTTCTTGGCGTTCACCTCTCCCTGCGCCACGCCCTTGCGCCAGCTGTAGCGGGCGATGGCGTGAGCGATTCCTGCGGCTGCCGTGATGAGAATCAGTTCCTTGAGGGGCATCTTGCTCCGTTCTTCCTTGAACGTTCGGCTGGTGCTAGCCGTAAGGGGAAGACGAGGCAGGAGGTGTGTCGGTTTACGTCCGTTACCGCTGAGTTACGTGCAGTTCAGGACGCTTCGTCACAAGTACGAAAATGCCTTCGTGAATCACCGTTCGTCATCCTCTGCCAAGCCAATCACCTCCCTGAGGGCTCTCAGCCTGCGCACTCGGTCTTCCTCCAGGTCTGCGAGGGTTCGATCGATGATCGTCTCAACGCGCGCGCGGCGGGTACGGTCTTCGATCCGTGCTGCGGCCTGGCGGATTTCCTCGACGTCGTCCGGCCGGCCAGGCGGCGTATAGCCCTCTCCGTAGCCGGCGGCGGCCAGTAGCGCGGCGCCGAGCTCGCCGAGCTTGGGGAACTTGGAGGTGAAAGCGTCGACGAAGCGCCGTAGGGGATCATGGTTCGGCTTCACTTCGCCGTTGGCCCACCGGCTCATGGTGGCTTGTGACGTCCCACCGAGCTTGGCAAGGTCGGTGTAGGTCAGATCGGTCTCCGCAGTCAGCCGTTGAAACGTCTGCGTGAAGAGCTCGCGGTTCCACGTAGGCGTTTGCATGGATGGAAAATAGCACGCCCTTAGTCGGCGCACATCCGCAGGTGACGGCAGTGATTCCTTACCGCCATCCATCCGTGCATACATGACATCCGGCAGGGCTACGACCCTAGGAGACACCTTTGTCGTAGCAAGGGCGGCTCAAGACTCTTCCATACATGGATTGCATACACGCATGGATGACGCTATCTTCCACCCATGGATGGAAGCACCCTTGAGGTAGCTCGCCCCCGCGTCCGCCTCCGCCGGGCTGTCTGGGACAGCAAGGTCGAGCAGCACGGCCTCACGACGGACACGGCGTGCGCAGCTCTTCTGCAGACCAGCGTGTCCACGATCCACCGCATCAAGGAGAACAAGGTCGAGCCGAGCGGCAAGTTCATCGCCTCTGCGCTCTTCCGCCTGCCCGGCACCACGTTCGAGGACCTGTTCGAAGTCGTCGTCCCGTGGGCCGACTGATGTCGCGCCGCACAGCGGTCGTCGGCACCATGCCCGACCGGCGCAACGACCGGATTCTGCGTATGCCCCAGATCGAGGAGCTCACCCAGGTTCCCCAGGGCACCCTCCGGTACTACCGCCACCTCGGCCGCGTCCCTTGGCTCCGCAAGATCGGTGGCCGCCTGGGCGCCTGGGAGTCGGACGTCTACGCCTGGATCGAAGCGCAGGAGTAGCCGAGATGGAGATCCCTATGCCCCTGTCTCAGCAGGCCCCGCTGCCGCGCGTCATCGATGAGCGGCCGCGCACCATCCGGCTCAAAACCCCACGTCACAGCAGCGTGAGCGCCGAGCTCGGGGGCGCCGGCGACCCGGTCAAGATCCAGATCAAGGTGTCGCGCCCGCTCGACATGGTGCTCGGCATGAACACCGCCCCAGTGCTCGACCTCAGCTCCGAGGAGGCATGGGCGCTCTGGGCGGTCCTGGGCGACGGGCTGGGCGCCATGGGCGACCCGCCGCACTGGGCGGCGGGCCCGCTGCCCGCGTACGGGCCTAACGGCCGCGAGCTGCCGCCCGCGCCGACGGCGCTTCCGCGTGAGCCGTTCTGAGCCGATCACCGTATCGGCCACCCCCGACAAACCGAAAGGTCCCCCGGGCGCTGGCCCGGGAGACCTCCGACACGGCGACTGAATCGGACAACACTCTCATGACCCACTTTACTGATCCGCCGGTCAGCGACACCACCCCTCAGCAGGAGGGCAGCTCGCTAATGACCGCTGTTGGGGACTTCAACTGGACCCGCCGCCTCAACCCCCGGATGCGCGGTCTGGTCACCACCTGGCTGGAGATCTGCGACGACGCGATGAGACACATCAGCATCGTTCCGGCATCGGCGGGCGGCAAAACCACATGACCGAGGAGCAGATGACCGCGTGGGCACGCGCCCTGCGTGACGAGCAGGCCGCCGAGGCGTCCCGGCTGTGGGAGCGGCCGGCCTCGGGTCAGCCCTCGGCGTGGCTGGCCGAGTCCGAGGTCGAGGCGCTGGTGCGCATCGTCTTGGCACTGACGGTCTACGCCCCGCAGATCGAGCCCGACGAGCCGATCGCGCTCCTGACCCAGCGGGTCGAGGCGCAGCTGGCCGAGCGCGTCGCGCAGGCGCGCGGCCGCGCCGAGCGGGCGCGCTCGGCCCCCCGGGCGCGAGGGCTGCGCCGATGAGGGGCCAGCCGATCGCGGTGGCCCCGATGGCGAGCCTGGCCGTGCAGCTGCGCCAGCGCCGCTACGGCCGCCAGTGGACGCATGAGCGGCTCGCCGCCGAGATGACCGCCGTGGGCGTGCCGTGGACCCGCGGCATCGCCCTGGATGTGGAGACGGGCGAGCGGCTGATCAGCGTCGCCGAGCTGGTCGCGCTGGCGCACGTGTTCGGTGTCGGCCCGGGAGACCTGCTCACCCCCGCGCTCGGCCTCGGCTACCAGGTGTCGCCCAAGGGGCCGGTGCTCGACAACGCTGCGGCGCGCGCCTGGCTGCGCTACGGCCAGGCGCCGCCCCGGCACGGCGAACACCCGGGCGCGCTGGCGCCGCCGCCGCCGCACTGGCCGGCGGAGATCCCGCTGTGGTGGCTGGTGCAGGCGTGGGGGCTGGACAAGCGCGTCATCCTGCGGTGGGCGGAGCTCGGCATGCTGCCCGGCCACCGCTACGTCGACGGCGGCCCGTGGTGGTGCAGCCGCGACGACGTCGCCGACTTCGCCGGCCAGTCGCGCCACGTCCGCGCGCTCAAGGGCGGCATGGTCATCCGGCACGCGACCTGGCTGGACGGTGTCCCCGTCCGACTGACCGAGGTCGAGCTGGTGGGCGGTGTGCGCTGGAGTCTCGGGGGCCGCCCCACCGCCGGCGGCGACCTGGTCTACGCCGAGCCCTGCCGGGGCGACCACATCGTGCTGCTCGTCCCCGCCGGGGACGCGCCATGACGCGGCCGCGCACCTGGTCGTGCGCCCCAGCGCGGCCGGCCACCAGCGCGCAGTGGCAGCGCCGCCTGGCCGAGACGCTCGGCGGCATCCTGGCCACCCACGAGGACCTGGCCCCGATCGCCTGGTCGATCGGCGCCCAGGGCTGCACCCTGCTCGGCCTCATCGACGGCCACGCCCCCTCCATGGGCCGCTACACGGCCGAACGCACCTACGCCGAATGGCAGGCCGCCCTCGGCCTGCAGGTGATCGGCCACGAGCCCGGCGTGCTACGCGCGGCCCGCACCCGGCCCGACGGCGTGCGCGTCCTGCTCGTCGCCCTACTCCCTGACCCTCCCGCGGAAGGACTGACCCATGCGTCTGTATGAACCCAAGTTCTCCACGCTGCTCGACTGCAGGCCCGGCCGGGTGTCCGAGCGTGGCGGCGACATCCTGGGCGAGATCCTGTTCCGGTCCGGCGCGCTGGAGCTGACCCGGCAGGAGCTGATCGACCTGCTCAGCGCGGGCCGGGACGTGCTGCAGCGCGTCGACGCGGCCTACGACCGGCGCGCCCGGGGGCAGCGGCCCATCCCCGCGCACGGCCAGCCGGCCCGCCCGTTCATCGAGGTGCCCCCGACCCCGGCCGAGCTGATGCCCACCACGCTCGCGATGCCCGGATCCCACCTCACTCCGGTGCCTCGGCACGCCGCCCCGCCCTCGCCCCCGCCCCCGGCCGGGCCCGTGCCGGCGGCGCGGCAGGAGGGCCAGGTGGTGCCGGACCCTCCCCCCGCGGCGGCCTCCTGATGAGAGTCCGCCGCCGGCCCCGCACCGCCCGCGCGGGCCGCCGCCAGGTGCCCTCGTACCTGGGGCGCTGGCTGCGTGACCGCTGGCGCGTCACCTGGGCAGAGGCCCGCAGCCTGCTGTCCATCACCTCCTGGACCTGACCTCCGCGTTGTCCGTCCCCGCCCGCCACTTCCCCGGCGGGCGGGCCGAGCCCGGCCGCGGCAGGCCGCCTTCCCTGCCGCGCCCGCCCCTACGGCGTGCGCCCTTCCCTTCGAGTTCCACCCACCATCGCGGCGGCCATCACGGCCCGTCGCGCTTCATAGATCGAGATCGACCATGACGACGACATATTCCTCCCCGGCCACCGCGCCGGACGCGCTCGCCCCGGTGCGGGCCAGGCTCCTGTTCCCCCTCGCGCCAAGCGCGCGAGAGACCGTCCAGTTCTACGACCAGGCCGGGGGCGACCACGGCTACATCTTCCTGCCGCACGACCAGGCCTACGACCTGATCAGCCGCCTGCAGGACATCCCCGTCGCGATCCACAAGGTGGACCGCAGCGTCGCCGGCCACGTCCGCCACATGCTCGACGACGACTACCGCAACCCCGACGACGAGCCGGACAACTGGACCGTAGACCTGATCGGGCTCATCGCCGACGCCAGCGAGCAGGAGCGCAGCCGCCTGGCCCGCATCTACGGCGCATACGTCGTGGCCTGGGAGATCGGCACCGGGCCCGGCGGCGTGACCGCGCTCGCGAAGTGGCACGAGGCCCTGACCGACCAGAGCCCCGCCGAGACCCCCGCCGCATCTTCGGACGGGACCGACTACACGCCCGGCCCGGCCACGCCGGACACCTCGCCGGGCACCTCGCTGGCCGGCTGATGGCCGCGTTCGTCCCGTTCCTCCTCGTGATCCTCGGCGGCGCGATCTTCTCCGTCGGCGAGCACGCCGGGCTGACCGGCCGTCCGCTCCTCGCGCTCACCGCCGGCGCCTGCGGGTTCTCGCTGGTGTGGATCGCCCTGGCCGCGATGCTGCTGGGACTGGCCCGATGAGCGCCGCTCCGGGCACCGTTCCCGCACTGCGTGAGCGCGTCGACGAGCGTCGCCGCGAGCTCGGCCTGGCGTGGTGGCAGGTCGCTTCCCAGGCCGGCCTCAGCGCCTCGGCCCTGGACCGCATGTCGTTCGGCGTGGCCAACCTGACCACCCGTCGCGTCCTCGAGGAGTGGCTGCGCCGACATCCGGCCCCTGTACCCGCCCCCACCCCTGACCACTGAAAGGCGAACGCACATGGCGGCGGCCATGAGCCCGACCGGGCTCTACCCGCGCATGCCCTGGGGCTGCGCATGACCCTGACCGGAACCTTCGTCCTGGCCTACTCGCACGCCAGCGACCTCGTGGATGCCATCCGCGCGGCCGTGGGCGCGCCCCCGGCCGTGCTCGGCCTCCTGGTGTGCTACCTGACCCGGCCGCCCGAGCCCGGCACCGACCGCGCCGAGATCGCGGCGGCGTACGGGATGAGCATCGGCGAGCTGCGCGCCGGCCACCGCGAGCTCGCCGAGCGCGGCCATCTGCTGCAGCTGCGCCGCTGCGTCGGCCGCGGGCAGTGGCAGCACCTCATCGTCGTGGTCGACACCCCCGGGCAGCTGCCCGGCCCGCGCGAGGCCTGGCTGCTGCTGGACGCCTCTCTGGCCGCCGAGCAGGCGGTGGCCGAGGCCTCGACCGGCCACACTCCCGCTGACAGCGCACATGTTGCGACCTGCGACGACACCAGCGAGCCGCAGGCCGCAACATGTGATCAGAATCCGCACATAAAACCAGTTAACCCCTTCTCATCCGACGGCCCCGGGCACGACCGGGCGGGCGCGGTGGTGGCCACCGTGGCCGACCTGACCCGCCTGGCCCAGCTGCCGCCCTTGCCGGCACCGACGAACGAGCTCGCCGAGCTGTGGCTGTCGCCCGGCCAGGTGCTGTCCCTGCTGGCCCGGTACCCGGCCCGGTACGGGGACCTCGCGCTGGCCGTGCTCGCCCGCGCGGCCCTGCCGTGGTACCTCGCCCCGCGCGTGGTGGCGCTGCTGGTCGCCGGGTACGACACCGGCCAGCTCGGCCGCACCCTGGCCGGCGTGCAGGAGGCGGACTGCCCGGCCGCGGTCGCACGGTGGCGGCTGGACCGCATGCTGCTCGCCGACCCTCCGTCGCACATCGCGTGGCGGCCGCCGTCCACGTACGTGCCCGCCCCAGCGCAGCCCGCGGAACCGGACGCGCCGGGCGTGCGGGCCGAGCTCGCCGCGGCCCGGGCCGCCATGGCCGAGGCCAGGGCCCGCATGCGCAGCGGGGCACGAGCGTGACCGGCGAGCGGCACCGCTGCGCCGACCCGCGGCTGTGCCCGGACTGCCGGCGCGAGCGGCTCACCGGCCGGCCCGTGCCGAGCCTGCGCGACATGACGGCCCTGCTGGCCGACACCCCCCGGCACGTGCCCCTCACCGAGGAGGGCGACGTGGACTACGCCGAGGTCCTGCGCGCCGACATGCGGCGGATCCTCGGCCGGGTCGGCTGGGCGGCGCTGCCCCAGGCGGACCTGCGCGCGCTGCTGCATTCCGCCACGTACGGGACGCCGCCGTCCGCCGACCTGGTCGTGCGGGCGGCCGCGGCCCTGGCCGAGGAGCCACATCTGTACGTGATCACCACAAATGCCGTGCCACCGGACACGCCGAAGAGCGATCATGGAAGAAACTCAACGGCGTTGATTAAACCGCCCGCGCCGGACTGACTGACGCAGGAGGCCGCCATGATCCCGACCCCCAACGACCTGCAGCCGTGCCCGCACGGGTGCGACGCCCTCGTGCTCATCACCATCACCGAGCACGGGCGCCGCATGCCCGTCGAGCCGACACCAGACGAGACCGGCAACCAGGCGGTCTACAAGACCGGGACCGGGACGTGGCGCTCACGCTCCCTCGACGGCGCCACCGCGCGGCCGCCAGACCCGTGGGAGCACCGCTACCGCCCGCACATCGCCACGTGCACCCACCGCGCTGTTCAGCAGGCCATCCCCGGCCTGCCGGCCGGCCGCCCCCGTACCCGCCGCCGGGCACCCGCCCGGCGCTACCCCATCTGGAAAGCACCATGACCAACACGATGACCGAGCAGCCCCTGCTCAACGCGAGCCTGTCCGCCTACCGGCTGGCCCCAGGGCTACGCCTCTCGGACGAGAGCACCTTCCTGGAACTGCGCTGCCCGCACACGATCACGCAGATCGGGCGACGCCGAACTGACCCCCGCCGCTGCGTCACGAACCTGCTCGCCGAGCAGGCCCGCACCCGCGCCATAGAGCTCGGCACGCTGGTGACGGTGGCCATGTTCCACGACGATCCCGAGCCCAGCCTGGAGCGCACCACACGAGTGGGCGTCCTGCATCGAGAGCTGGGCGAGCTCGTCGGCTACACGCTGCACCACGATCTCGACGAGCACCCGTTCCTGGTCATGAACTGTCCGTACCGGGGAGGACGTTGCCCCGGTTCCGAGAACGGCGAATGCGCGACCAACCTGATCCCGCAGGGCTCCGGCCCCGTCGACCTCGGCACCTTGCTGCAGCTGGCCACCGCGCACGAGAACGCCCGCTACGGGGTGCCTGCCGAGCGCCTGGCGGCGCTCCGCAAGGACCTTGTCCGCCGGCAACAGGACGAGATCTACACCCGCGAGACCGCCGACGGAGAGAGCGCGGGCATCGCCTCCACCCGCGCCGACATCTACAGGCAGGTCATCGCCCAGCTGGACCAGGTGGTGCAGGGTGGCTAAGCGGCTGCCCGCACCTGCCGGCATCGCATCCACCGTCCGGGAAACACGCGAGGCGCGCGGCCTAACCCAGACCCAGCTCGGCGGGCTCGTCGGACGCAGCGGCACCCACATCGGCACGTTCGAACGCGGCTGGGGCGCCAGCAACGCCAGAGTCCTCGACGCGATCGCGTTCCAGCTCGGCTGCCGCTGGGCCCTCGTCCCCCTGGAAGAGGCCCACGATGCCCAGGAGTAGCCAGCCGCGCCCGCTGCCGCCGCCGCCCGCGCCGGACCAGCCCTGCCTGTACGGCGCCCACGACGCGGACGGCTGGCGCTACTACGCCAGCCTGCGCAAATGGGAGCGCATCTGCAGGAACCACGCCGGCACCGCGGTACGCCGCGGCGACTACGTGCCCGACGAGGCGATCGTCGATCGGGAAGACCCCGGTGCCCAGGACCAGAGAACGGAGACTCGCCGATGAGCGTAAGCATGGACGACGACGCCCTGATCGCAGCCGTTGATCTGGTCGGTCGGACCGGCGCCAGAGGGATTGAGATCGGCTACCTGCACGACAACGTACCCGTCGAAGAGGCCGCCTGGTACGCCCACGTCCAGTACCGCGGCACGAGCATCACCGAGGAGAACCACCGCGGTCCCGTCGAGGCCGCCGAGGCCCTCGCCCGCCAGCTGCTCACCGGCGCCATGTGCAACCACTGCAAGAAGCTCGTCGCCCTGTCCGACGACGGCGCCACCGCCTACAACGGCACCCTGCTCAACGGCACTCGCTGGACCGTTGAGCAGGCGCGCGCGGCAGGGCAGTGCCGGTGGCGCCGCATCGGTCCGCGCTGGGCGCGCGGCTGCGAAGGCACCAAGCCGCCGCGCGCCACCGGGAAGCCCAAGCGCAAGAAGGGGAGGCGTAAGCGTGGCTGACGTCCCATCCCTGCTCGGCACTCTCAGCGACGTGATCGCCAACCTGGATGACTACATCGAGCGGCGCGCCGCCGAGCGCGCTGCCTCGCGCATCGCCGAGGGCGGGGCCGCGGCCGCCGAGAGGGTCCAGAGCGCTCGGGGCATGCAGCAGCGTGCCGAGGACCTGGCCACCGAGCTACGCCGCCAGCTCAACGCCCGAGACCGCCAGGTGGACGACCTCCGCCGACGCGTCGAGGAGGCGGAAGCGATCATCCGCGCCACGAACGCGGTCGAGTCGGTGAGCACCGCCATCGAGCTGGAGGAGACCTACTGCGCCAAGTACGGCGTCACCCTGGACGGTTGCACCTGATGGACGGCTTGCAACTCGCGATGTGGGACCCGCCGGCGCCGCCGCGCCGGCGCCGGTGGGTGCCGCGCTGCGAGGACTGCGGCCGCCGCATCTGGTCGCAGGCCGCGCTGCGCCGCCGGTTCGGCCGGCTGCTCGGCGGCCGCTGCCACCGTAAGCGGGCCCGCGCCGCCCGCCGGCTGACCATCCCCATGACCATCGTCGTCCGCGACCCGGGCCACATCCCGGGCCAGCTCGAAATCGAACGGGAGTCTGCTTGACCAACCCCCGGCGCCAGCACGCCGGCTGCGGCTACGCCCTGCTCGCCATCGTCGCCGGCATCCCCGCGTTCTGGCAGATGATCTACGGTGACGGCTGGCTGGGCCTCGTGCTCCTGGCCGCCGCCTGCCTGGCCGTGCGCTGCTCGACCGCGCTGCAGACGATCGCCCGGCAGCGCGCCCGCCTGGCCGATCCGCGCCGCACCGACGGGAACGCGTGGTGAGCGCGGCGGCCGACGAGGTCGGCGTGCTGGTGCATGAGCTGGTGCCGCTGCTGGGCATGCTGTGGGCGCTGGTGCCCGAGGTCGGCGGCTCTCCGATGACCGGCACCATGTCGCACCACAAGGCCACCGGGTCGCCGGCGCCGTGGAACGCCGACGCGGCCCTGCTGCTGTACACGATCAGCGAGGAGGCGCGGCGCCTGGAGGCCAGCCTGCGCCGCGACGTTGCCGGCCACGTCGGCGACCGCCGCGGCGGCAGCGACGTCAACACCGTCGCGGCGCTGAAGGCCATCATGAACCTGGCCTACGGCGTTCCCGAGCAGGACGCCCGCCGTGCGGCCCGCATCATCGGCCGCTGGGTCCGCTCCGCACGCCAGGTCATCGGCGAGGAGGAGCGGGCCGTGCCGCTGCCGGCCGCGCCAGGCGCGACGCCGCCGCCATGTCCGTATTGCACGACATTCAGCCTGCGTGTCGTGCTGCGGGACGGCCGCCTGTGGTGCATCAATGATGGGTGCAAGGACGGCCGCGGCCAGCGGCCGCATGGGCGCATGACGCGCTCTGACCTGAACGGGGACGGCATGATCGAGTGGGACGACGGGCGCATCACGTACCGGCGGGACTGGGCATGAGCGCCAGCTGGACGATCAAGGAAGCGGCGGAGCAGCTGCATCCCGCCATGACGTTGGACGAGGTCCGGGCCCTTGTCCTGCTGTTCGCGGTGCCGGTGCTCGGCCAGCGCCGCGGCCGCGGCCGCCCGGTCGACGCCTACGACCAGCCCGCGCTGCTGCGCGCGCACGCCGCGGTGATCGCCTACCGGCGCGGTCTCCTCCACGGCGTGCTCGTGCCGCGCTCTGCGGCCAGCTGACCTCCCGGCCACCCGGCCGGGCCACACCCCCACGACACGAAGGATCACCGTCATGACCGAAGACGATTGGGAGCGCAGCCCCGACGCCGCTCGCTCCATCGCCGAGCCACCGGCCCGCGTCGAGGCGCGCGTGCAGCTGCTGTTCGGCACGCAGGCCGAGATCGTCACCGCCCACCACCCCAGCGACGACCCGCTGCGCGTGCCCGCGGCCGCGCTGGCGCTGCAGCTGGGCGTGCCGCTCGACGAGCTGCCCGGGCGGCGCTTCACCGCGGCGATCGTCGGTGAGAGCGTGCGGGACGCCGAGCTGATCCGCTGATCAGCTGATCAGGATGGACGGGCCTGTCCTGGGGGATGGGCCCCTTTTTTCTTTCCCGATCTTCTTGCAAATCACTACGCTATTCCTGTAAATTAAGGGGTGTCGGAAGGGGTTGGCAGCCCCGACCGGCAGCAGATTGATAACTCCACAGAGAGGGGTCAGCAATGGCTGACACACCAGACGAGCGACTCCTGGCCATGACCCAGGCCGTGGCCGGAGCGCTCGACCTGCTGATGCAGGTCGCGATCGGACTCCCCATCCCGATCAAGCTCCCGCTCCCCACCAGCACCGACTTCGATCACTTCTTCGAAGCGCTGGGACGGATGCGGGTTCTGATCGAGGACGAGCCGATCCCCGGCCACGCGATCGGTCACCTCGACCAGGCGGTACTCATGATCCAGACCAGCATGGATCTGATCCACATCGCGGCCAGCCACGATGAGATCGAATGGCGGTACGACGCAGTACACCTCCACTGCGCAGCCGCCGCCGCCAACCTCGCCCTCACTCAGATGATCCTGAACGGGCAGATCGAGTAGTCAGCAGACCGGCCCCGGGCATCCAGCCCGGGGCCGGGCCCCTCACCAGTGGAAACATCATCTGCTCTGCCACGGTGGCGGGCCCGCCACCACACAAACGTGAGGGCCTGGCAGGGTGGGCCGAAGCCCTGATTGGCAGCCCTGCCAGGCCCGCAGACTGACCTCCACGAAAGGAAGACGTCTCCATGGTAGAACAGCGCGGCATCATCGCTCCCGAGATCGCCGCACGCTACGAGCGCGCCCTGACGACCGTCACCGGCACCTGGCGCAAGCACCCCGCGTGGCCGACGCCCATCGGCCGCCGCGGCCGCTGGGCCGAGTACGACGCCAAGCAGGTCGACGCCGTGGTGCGCGCCCACTTCCTGCGCGAGCAGCCCGCCCCGGCCGCAGATCCTGACGAGCTGCTCACCATCGCCCAGCTCGTCGACGCCACCGGCCTCAAGCGCGGCACCCTCGACGCCGACATCTCACGCGGCCGCTGGCCGGCCCCCGACGATGAGGAGCATGGCGTCAAGCGGTGGCGGCGCAGCACCGCCGATGAGGTGATGCGCGGCCGCCGCGGCTACCACCGGCGAGCACAGCCCGGGGACGCGGGCTGAGGTGCCCGGGCGCGCCGATCTTGACGCCCGCAGACTTTTCTGGCTAAATCAGCCGTACCAGACCCATGCCCAAGCCCGGCCGGTGCGCCGGGTTTTCGCATGTCAGGACCCCCGTAGCGAGCCGGGGACTACGGGGTGTGTGGGGGATCCAGGGACGGCGGCAGGCAGTCGGCGGCAGCCTGCCGCCGTCCTCACCCCCGGGCCGGGAGGTGGCAATGCCCCACCGCCAGCGCACCGCCTGCACGACGCCCGGCTGCCCCAACCTCTCCACCAGCGGCCGCTGCGACGACTGCCGCGCCGACGCCGAGGCCCAGCGCGGCACAGCCGCCGAACGCGGCTACGGCGCCGGCCACCGCGACCGCTTCCGCCCGGGCGTCCTGCGCAAGCACCCGGTCTGCGTGCTCTGCCGGGCCCGGCGGTCCAAGCACGCTGACCACTACCCGCTCTCCCGCCGCCAGCTCGAAGCGCAAGGCCTCGACCCCAACGACCCCAAGCACGGCCGCGGCCTGTGCGACACCTGCCACGGCCAAGAGACAGCCCGCCGCCAACCCGGAGGATGGAACGCCCGATGACCCCCGCCGACCTCGACAACCGGTTCAGCTTCCACCCCGCTGACACCGTGATCAAGCAGCGCGCCCACGAGCACGTACGCTCCCGCTGCCGCTACCTCGCCCAGATCCTCGACGACGACCTGCCCGACGGCCGCGAGAAGTCCCTCGCCATGACCAAGCTGGAAGAGGTCATGTTCTGGGCCAACGCGGCCATCGCACGCGACACCCACTCCACTCCGCCGGAGGGCTAGGCGTGAAGCGCATCGTCATGCCCACAGACTGGATCGCCCACATCTGCCACGAGGCCAACCGTGCCATCCAGCTCATCACCGAAGACCCCTCGCCCTCCCCGCACTGGGACGAGGCGCCTCACTGGCAGCGCGTCTCCGCCATCGCCGGGGTCGAGGAGGCACAGCGCGGCGCCACACCCGAGCAGCTGCACGAGGCGTGGTGCGAACACAAGCGGGCCGAGGGCTGGACGTACGGGCCGGACAAGGACCCCGACGCCAAGACCCACCCGTGCCTCGTACCGTACGACCAACTGCCCGTCGAGCAGCGCGTCAAGGACGCCGTCTTCCACGCGATCGTCGGAGCGCTCAGGTGAAGATCTTCTACGACTGCGAGTTCCTGGAGAACGGCCGCACCATCGAGCTGATCTCGATCGGCATCGTCACCGAGACCGGCCACGAGTACTACGCCGTCAACAGCGACGCCCCATGGGACACGATCCGCGAGCACCGCTGGCTGATGGACAACGTCTGGCCGCACCTGCCCCTGCGTGGGCACAAGACCGGGCTCACGTACACCGGCACCGGGCCGAGCGGGCACGAGGTCAAGATGACCGAGCCCGGCGTCATCGACATGCGCGACATCCGGGTCAAGCCGCACTGGGTGATCGCCAACGAGGTACGCGAGTTCATCCTCGGCGTACCCGACCCTGAGCTGTGGGCGTGGTACGGGGCCTATGACCACGTCGTGCTGTGCCAGCTGTGGGGCCGCATGATCGACCTGCCCAAGGGCGTACCCATGTGGACCGCTGACCTCAAGCAGGAAGCCATGAGACTGGGCAACCCCGAGATGCCCAAGCAGGCCAAGGGCGAACACCATGCACTGGCCGATGCCAGGCACAACAAGGTCATGGCCGAGTATCTGGACCAGTTGGCCAAGCCCACCGTACGCACCGAGAACCACTCATCGTGACATTTCCCCAGGTCACAGCTCTGCCAGCGTTTCCGCAGGTCAGAGGGGTGGGGAGGGGCCCCCTGAGGGGCAAACGGGAGACCGCGGGGGAGGCTTTCGGCTGGCGCCGCAGCTAAACGACTTTGCGCGGGCGGGGCAGGGCGCTGGCCAGCGCGAACAGCCCCCGCTCGCTACACCGGTGGCCGCTACTGCTCGTGCTTAGTCGGGATGGCGATCACAGTGCCGCTCCACAAACTCGGCACTGGAATCCAGCGGGTGGAGCCCCATGGCATTGCCGACAGTCAGGCGCGGCGGCTATGAGGTCGGCGGGTGCGACGCCAAGGGCTTCAGCGAGTTCAGCGAGGTCATCCACGTTCACGCGCCGCTTGGCCAGCTCGATCTTGGAGATCGCTGGCCGGTCCAGTTTCCCGCCACGCTCAGCGATTCGGTCGGCTAACTGCTGTGCGCTCAGTCCTTGGGCGAGCCGCAAGCGGCGGACGTTCTCAAGGACATTGTGACCAACAGGGCCGATCGCCAACGATGATTCGCTCACGGCAGCCACTGATCGAAGCCGGGCATGGGCACCTCTGCCCAGCAGGCATTACACGGGCCGCCGTACGGGTCCTCGGTGGTGCGGCCGCAGCCCTGCGGGCAGGGATCGAGGTCCGCCAGCAGTTGCGCCTCTTCGTCCGTCATGCGCTCATCATCGCGCAGCCGAGGAGGTGGGGTCTTGGCTGATCCGCACCGCAAGCGGCCCGCCCTGCAGGTCGTCCGGGAGGGTAACCCGGGCAAGCGGCCCGTCAAGGCTGGCGTCGTGGTGCCGCCCGGGGACCTGGCCGAGCCGGACTGGCGGGAGGTGTTCCCGGCCTCCAAGAATCGGGCGATCCGCGGGGAGAACATCCGGGCCCGGAACGTGGCCAGGCGGGAGTGGCGGCGGGTCGTGCCGGTGCTCACGAAGACGGCCGGCCTCGGCGACGTCGACGAGGCTCTCGTACGCGACTACTGCGTGTGCGTCGCCCGGCTGGACCAGTGCGAGCGCGCGATCAGCCGGGAGGGGATGCTGATGGCGGGCGAGCGCGGCTGGCAGAAGCACGGCGCGACGACCATCGCCAGCGCGTATCGGGCGCAGCTGAAGGTCTACATCAGGGAGCTCGGCCTGAGTCCCTCGGCCCGGGCGGGGATCACACCGCCGGGGGACGATGGAGATGACGACGACCCCTTCGACTGATCTGCCGGTGCCGTACGAGGCGCTGATCGAGCTCGGCCTGACTCCGGAGCAGATCGAGGACGCGGCCGCGCGGCGGCCGCGCACCGTGGCGTTCCAGGCCGACCGGCAGGAGGGCGCCTACTTCGACGTCGAGGTGGCGCGCCGCAAGCTGCAGGCGCTCGGCGCGTTCGCGCACACGAAGGGCCGGTGGGCCGGGCAGCGGTTCATGCTCGGCCAGGGCCTGGATCCGTGGCAGGTCGTGTGGGTGCTGGCGCCCGTGTTCGGCTGGGTGTTCTACGACGAGGAGATCGAGCGCGTCGTGCGGGTGATCCGCGCGGTGTGGATCGAGGTCGCCCGCAAGAACGGCAAGTCGACGATCAGCTCGGGGATCAGCAACGTGCTGCTGCTCGCCGACGGCGAGGCCGGCGCCGAGGTGTACGCGGCCGCCGGCAGCCTGGAGCAGGCGGGCCGGGTGTTCGAGGACGCCAAGCGCATGCTCATGACGAGCAAGGCGGCCCGCTCCCGCGTCGAGCCGCTCGCCGAGGTGATCCGGGTGCCGCGCACCGGCGGGATCCTGCGGGCGCTGTCCCGCGTGGCCGAGACCGCGCACGGCCTCAACGTGAGCGGCGCGGTGATCGACGAGGTGCACGTCCACAAGCGGCGCGACCTGATCGACGCGATCGAGACCGGCACCGGTGCCCGGGATCAGCCGCTGGTGATCTTCATCACGACGGCTGACGAGGGCGCCGAAGGCAGCATCTACGACGAGAAGCACTCCTACACCGAGAAGTGCGGCTCGGGTGTGGTGGAGGATCCGACGCACTACGGCGTGATCTGGGCCGCCGGCGAGACGGACGACCCGTTCGACGAGTCGACCTGGCGCAAGGCCAACCCGGGCCTGGGCATCTCGCCCACGCTGCGGTACCTGCGCAAGGAGGCCGCGAAGGCCAAGAGCACGCCGAGCTACTTCCCCACCTTCTGCCGCCTGCACTTGAACCGCAGGATGCGCGACCGCAGCAGGTTGATCGACCTGCGGGTGTGGGACGCGACCGCCGGTATCACCGACCTGGCCAGCGCGCGCGGGCGGCGCGCGTGGGGCGGGCTGGACCTGTCGGCCGTGTCCGATTTCACCGCCTGGTGGATCGGTGTCGAGTCCCCCGAGGCGGGCGTCGAGCTGGAGATGTTCTGGCGGTTCTGGGTGCCCGGCGATCGGGTCGAGGACCTGGAGCGGCAGCTGCAGGTACCGCTCAAGCGGTGGATCCGCGAGGGGTACGTGAAGGCCACCGAGGGCGACGTGATCGACTACGCGGCCGTCCAGGCCGACGTGCTCGCGGACTGCCGGCACTTCGACATGGCCCGGGTGGGCTACGACCGGATGTTCGCCGGCCAGCTCGTCCAGGAGCTCGACGCCGCGCTGCGCGGCGTCGACGTCGTCCCGATCGCGCAGACGTTCGTCGGCCAGAGCCCCTCGATCAAGGAGCTGCAGCGGCTGCTCGGCAAGTCCGGCGACCAGGTGGGCCCGGGCCGCATCCGGCATGGTGGCCACCCGGTCGCCCGCTGGATGGCCTCGGTGGTCGAGGTGAAGGACGACGGCCAGGACAACCTGAAGCTGATCAAGCCCGAACGCTTGAAGTCGCAGGCCCGCATCGACGGCATCGCCGCGGCCGTGATGGGCCTCGACGGCTACCTGCGGCGGCCGCGGAAGAAGAGCGGCCGCATGGTCGTGCACGGGTGACGCCCGCCAGACGCCGGGCGGCCGGCGGGCCCTGCCCCGGCCGGCCGCCTGGAACCACACGCGAGTGAAGGGGGTGACGCTGTGGCGTTCGAACCGCTGGAGCTCGAACCGCTGGAGTGGCTGGAACGGCTGGCGCGCCGGCACGACGCCGAGCTCGGCCCGCTGCGGCAGCTGGATGACTACTACGAGGGCTGCCAGCCGCTGGCCTACATGCATCCGGAGCTGCTGAAGGAGCTCGACGACCGGATCAAGAAGGTCGTGATCAACTGGCCGAGATTGATCGTCGACTCCGTCGAGGAGCGCCTGGACGTCGAGGGGTTCCGGCGCGGCTCCGACGCCGAGGCCGATGCGAAGCTGTGGGACATCTGGCAGTACAACGACCTCGACGAGCAGTCCCAGATGGGCCACGTCGACGCGCTCACGATGCGGCGCGGGTTCGTGTGCGTCGGCTCCAACCCGGAGGAGGACGAGCCGCCGCTGATCACGGTGGAGTCGCCACTGCAGATGTACGCCGACACCGACCCGCGCACCCGGCGGGTGCGGGCGGCGCTGCGCCGCTGGAACGACGACGAGCTGTCGGTGGGCGGCCAGGTGCGCCAGCAGTACGCCACCCTCTACCTGCCGAACGACACGATCCATTACCACTTCGACGAGGGCTGGACGGAGATCGACCGCGACGAGCACAACCTGGGCCTGCCGCCGATCGAGCCGCTGGTGAACCGGCCGCGGCCGCTGCGGCCGCTGGGCGTGAGCGAGCTGGTCGACGTCGTCCCGCTGTCGGACGCCGCCTGCAAGATCGCCACGGACATGATGGTCGGCGCCGAGTACCACGCCATCCCCCGCAGATGGGTGTGGGGAGTCGACAAGGACGACTTCATCGGCCCCGACGGCAAGCCCGTCGGAGCGTGGTCGCAGCTGATGGGGCGGCTGTGGTCGAACGAGAAGGGGCCCGGGGAGATCGAGGCCGGCCAGTTCCCGGAGTCGTCCCTGGCGAACTTCCACGAGACGATCAACGCCCTCGCGCGGCTGGTGGCGTCGATCTCCGGGCTGCCGCCGCACTACCTGGGTTACAGCACGGAGAACCCGGCCTCGGCGGATGCGATCCGCTCCAGCGAGGCGCGGCTTGTCAAGCGCGCCGAGCGCAAGCAGCGCTCGTTCGGCGGCTCCTGGGAGCGCGTCATGCGGCTGGCCGAGCGGATCATGGACGGCAAGTGGAATGAGAAGTCGCGGTCGCTGGAGACGATATGGCGCGACGCCTCGACGCCCACCGAGGCGGCCAAGGCCGACGCCACGGTCAAGAAGAAGACCGCGGGGATCATCGACAACGAGCAGGCGCGCGAGGACCTCGGCTACACCTCCGTGCAGCGAGGCCGCATGCGCCGGCGCGAACAGGCGGCCGCCCGCGCCCTCGAGCGCGCGATGGCCGGCGACCTGGCGGCCGGTGTCGGCCCCAAGCCCGGCCCGGGCGAGCCGGCCGACGACGGCCAGGCCGTGCCGCCGCCTCCGCCCGCGCGGCGGCCGGCAGGGGTGAGCGGTGGCGCTGCAGCAGGTGGTTGACGACCACTACCAGACGCAGCAGGAGCTCGCCGCGGACGTCGCCGCCCGCGCGCAGGAACTGTGGAGCGAGGTCGAGGCCGGCAGCGTGATCGAGCAGTGGATGGCGCTACTGGCGCAGATGGTGCAGCTGCTGTCCATGGGCCAGCTGGCGGCCGCGCGGCTCGCGATGCCGTATCTGCGTGAGCTCGCCGCCGCCCAGGAGGTGCCGCCGCCCACCGCGGCGGTGAACGCGGCCGCCCTGGCCGGGATCGCCGCGGACGGGCGGGCCCTGGCCGGGCTGCTGATGCAACCGGCGCTGCAGACCGCCGGGTGGCTGGCCCGCGGCGCCGACGACGGCACGGCGCTGCAGGCCGGGCTCGCGTCGCTGACCCGGATCGTGGACACGCAGATCGCCGACGCCTCCCGGGTGGCCGACCAGATCGGCATGACCGGCGTGCGGCAGTGGGTGATGTACGTGCGGCACGTGAGCCTGCCGGCATGCGGCCGCTGCATCGTCCTCGCCGGCAGAAGCTACGCCTGGTCCACGGGATTCCAGCGGCACCCGCGCTGCGACTGCACCATGGTCCCGCACAGGGAGGGCGACGAGCCGCCACCGACACCGGCGCAGCTGTTCGAGCAGATGACCCCGGCCCAGCAGGCCCGCGCGTTCACCGCGGGCGGCGCCGAGGCGATCCGGCTCGGCGCCGACCCGGGCCAGATCGTCAACGCCCGCCGCGGCATGACGACCGCGTACGGCGGCCGCCGCGTCACCACCGAGGGCACCACCGTCCGCGGCGTCGCCGGCCGGCGGCTCGGCAACTTCAAGCGCCGGGCCGGTGAGCGCTACCGGCGGTCCCAGACCGTGCGGCCAATGCCCGAGCAGCTCCTGGCCGACGCCGGCGGCGACCGCGACGAGGCGATCCGGCTGCTCCGCCAGTTCGGCTACCTGCTGGGCTGACGGGCCCCCTTGACCACCGCGGCGCTCGCCGCGGTCACCACCACCGCGGCGCGACGCCGCGGCGGCTCCACCAGGAAGGACCAGCCGCGATGGCTGACATCATCACCGTGCCCGGCGCCATCATCGGCTACCGGCGCAACGGCCGCCCGATCCGGCTGCAGGCCGGCGGATCCGAAGGCGCCCCCGAACCGCAGCCCGTCGGCGACGGCGGCGACTCCGGACAGGGCCAGGACGACAACAAGCCCGCCAAGACCGAGCCGGCCAAGACCGAGCCCGCGAAGGGCGATGGCGATGGCGACGACAAGCCGCTCGGCACGGGCGGTCAGAAGGCGTTGGAGTCCGAGCGGGCCAAGGCGCGCGAGGCGCAGAAGCGGGTCCGCGAGCTGGAGAAGCAAGTCGAGCGGTTCGAGAACGCCGACAAGAGCGAGCTGGAGAAGGTCACCAGCCGGGCGGAGAAGGCCGAGCAGCGTGTGCAGCGGTTCATCGACCGCACCGTGCAACTCGAGGTGCGCGCGGCCGCGGCCGACTTCGCCGACCCGTCCGACGCCGCGGCGTTCCTGGAGCTCGGCTCGTACGTCGACGACGACGGCGAGGTCGACACCGACCGGATCAAGGCGGACCTGGCGGACCTGCTCAAGCGCAAGCCGCACCTCGGCAAGCAGGCGGGGCGCAAGGGCCCGAAGCCTGACCCGTCGCAGGGCCCGCGGGGCGACGGGGTGCCGGACCTGGCCGCGCAGATCGCCGAGGCCGAGAAGGCCGGCAATCACGGCCTGGCCATCCGCCTCAAGCGGCGGCAGGCCGCGCTCACCACCACGACATAAATGATCATGATCTAGGAGAGGACCATGGCGGGATCTGTCACCGGCATCGGCACCACGTTCGGGTTGCCCAACTACCACGGCCAGCTCTGGGGGCTGACGCCCGAGGAGACCCCGCTGCTCAGCGCCATCGGCGGCCTGACCGGCGGCGGCCAGACCGACGCGGTGGAGTTCGAGTGGGAACAGTACGACTTGAGGGACCCGGCGCAGCGGACCCGCACCGAGGGTGCGGACGCGCCGACCGCTGAGGAGCGGGTGCGCGACGCCGTCCGGAACGTGGTCGAGATCCACCAGGAGCAGGTGGCCGTCTCCTACACCAAGCAGGCGGCGACCGGGCAGGTGGCCACGCCGCAGTCTGCGCCGTACCGGGGTGTCGGCGGTGAGCAGCCGGTCACCAACGAGCTGGACTGGCAGGTCGAGCAGGCGCTCAAGCAGGTGGCGCTCGACGTCAACTTCTCCATGATCAACGGGAAGTACGCCAACCCGGCCAGCAACGCCAGCCCGCGCAAGATGCGGGGTCTGCTGGAGGCCATCACCACCAACAAGGTCAGCAAGGCCACCAGCACGGTCACTGGTCTGAGCTCGGCGACCGACACGATCACCGAGACCGCGACGGCTCTGGCCGACAACGACAAGATCGTGTTCACCTCGACGGGTGACGCGACGAACATCGTCGCCGGCCGCGTCTACTACGTCGTGGCGAAGGCCACGAACACCTTCAAGGTCGCCTCGACCCAGGGCGGCGCGCCGATCACCCTCGGAACGTCGACGTCGAACATCGACTACATCAAGCCGTGGACCACCACGCTGACCACGACCCACATCGACGAGCTGATCCAGCAGGCCTGGGACAACGGCGGCCTGTCCGAGCAGCGCACCGCGACGATCATCGTCAACTCGACCCAGAAGCGGGCCGTCACCAAGGCCTACGCCGAGGCCGGCGCGAAGGTCATCTACATCGACCCGTCCCGCACCATGGGCGGCGTCGCCGTGGACACCGTGGTGACGGACTTCGGCCGGTTCAACATCATGATGGACCGGGCCGTCCCTCGCGACGCGCTCATCGTGGCCAGCCTCAACATGCTCCGCCCGGTCCTGCTCAGCATCCCGGGCAAGGGCGTGTTCTTCGAGGAGCCGCTGGCCAAGACCGGCTCGGCGGACAAGGTCCAGCTGTACGGCGAGATCGGCCTCGAATACGGCATGGAGAAGGCCCACGCCGCCTACCGCGGCCTGGCCGTCTGAGAGGGGCAGAGAGATGGCGCTGTACGAGAGGTTCGTGGGCGGCGAGAAGATCGCCCGCGCGTTCACCATCGACGGGTCCGACGAGGACCGGCAGCTGCGCGCCCTGGCCGTCGACGGCATCGACGGCTGGAAGCGCGTCAAGAACCCGGAGGGGTCGGAGCCCCCCGTCTCCGACCCCTCCGCCCCGTTCGACCCGGCCAAGCACACCGGAGACGAGGTGCTCGCCTACCTGGAGAAGGCCGACGCCGAGGAGGCCGAGCGAGTGCTGGCGGCCGAGGAGGCCGGCAAGAAGCGCAAGGGTGTGCTGGCCGCCCGGGAGACGCTGGCGTCCCTGCAGGAGGAGTAGACGATGGCGTTCGCGACGTTCGAGCAGTTCCAGACGCGGTTCGAGCGCACGCTGGCGTCGGCGCAAGAGCCGCGGGTGACCGCGCTGCTGGAGGACGCGAGCGCCATCATGAGCGGCCGCGTGCCGCAGCTGCTCGACGCCGACCCGGTGCCGCAGATCGCGGTCAGCGTCTGCTGCGCCATGGTCGCTCGCGTCGTACGGAATCCCGAGGGCAAGTTCCGGGAGGACTACGGCGGCGACTACGAGTTTCAGCGCGACGCGTCGCAGGCCTCCGGCGAGCTGGAGCTGACCGAGAACGAGTATGACGACCTGGTGGCCGCGGTATCCGGCGCGGCGGCCGCCGGGAGATCGTTCTCGATCGCGCCGCTCTACCCGGCCGTCGGGGAGGTGTAGGCGTGGCGCTGCAGGACGCTCTCGCGGGCGCGCGCGAGCTCGTCCCCGAGGTCGTGTTCGAGGACCAGGTCCTCATCGAGCGGAAGACCGGCACCACCACGGACCCCGACACGCTGGAGATCGTCGACACGTACGCGACGGTGTACGAGGGGCCGTGCAAGATCTCGCCGCTCGGCGCCGGCCGCGACGCCGCCTACGGCGAAGGCGAGGTCGTCCTGCACCGGTACCGGCTCAAACTGCCGTGGGCGGCCGCCACGCCGGTGCTGCCGGAGGACCGGGCCACGATCACCGAGTCCCCGGACGGGTGGGCCGTCGGCCGGGTCATGGAGGTGGTTGACGTCGACTACAAAAGCTCGGCGGTCACCAGGAAGCTGATCGTCGAGGACCGGGCGTAGGGAGGTGAGCATGGCCGAGCTGGACGCCAGCGAGCTGCTGGCCATCTCCGAGTACGTAGAGGACGGCGCGCGGCGTGCGGCCGAGGGCGCCTACCCGCTCGTCCGGGAGCACGCCCTGGCGCTGCAGAAGCGGTGGCAGGACAACGCACGGAAGACGGCCGGGCGGCACGGCAAGCACTACCCCCGATCGATCACGTCGGAGCAGATCTATGCCGAGGACGCGGCCATCTGGGAGATCGGTCCCGACCGTGCCCGCAAGCAAGGGTCCATGGGCGAGGGCTTCGAATACGGCGGCCCCTACCAGCCGCCTCACCTCGACGGGCAGCGCGCGGCCGTGGCCACCGAGCCGGAGTTCAACGCGGCCGTCGACGCCTTCGCGCGGACGCTGCTGTGAGCGCCGACCCGGCCGACGCCTACGCGATCATCACCGCGATCCAGGCGATCCTCGACAATGGCCTGCCGGCCGCGGCTGCCGTGCACCTCGGTGGAGTCGAGCCGGGGACGGTGCCGCCGTACGTGGCGCTGTACCCCGACATCGGCAGCGAGAGCCCCGTGGATCGGTCGCTGGACGACAGCGTGCCGTCCGATCTCCGGCTCCAGGCGACCAGCGTGGGCGCGACCGCGGAGCAGGCGCTGCTGCTGGCCGGAATGGTCGACACGCTGCTGCGTACGACGGTGCCGGTGGTGCCGGGGCGGCACATGCGGCCGGTCCGGCAGGAGGGCTCTCAGCCCGTCCGCCGCGACGACGAGTCGACGACGCTGTGGTTCGGCACGGCCCAATATCTGGTGCGCAGCTCGCGCGCCACCTGACCATCTGTTCCCGCCCGGCACCGAGCACGGTGTGCGGGCCTGCTGGCATGCCCTGGAGGAGCTCATGCCGACTCGTGCACCGCAGGTCGCCACCGTTGCCGGCGGCGCCCTGACCCTGTCCAACGCCGCCGCCGACGACAAGGTCAGCGGCGTCACCAGTGAGACGGTCCTGATCGTCAACAACGCCACGGCCGGCGCCGTCACGCTCGGCGTGACCCCGGCCGGCAACACCGACTACGGCGTGCCGCTGCCCGAGAAGACCTGGAGCATCCCCGTGGGCTTCTACGAGCTGCGGCTGCTGCCCGGCATGCGTGATCCGGAGGACTCCTACCTGATCGCCCTGGAGTGGTCGGTCACCCCCGGCAGCACGCTCACCTGGGCGGCGGTGCGCTGATGCCGAAGATGATCCGCGTCCGCAGCAAACTCACCGGTCTGGAGACCCAGATCAACGAGCTGGCGTTCGGGGCGTTCGCCGCCCACTATGACCGCCTCGACGACGACCAGGCGCCGACGGCCGACGAGCCGGACGGCGCTGAGCAGTCCGAGCCGCCGGCCGAGGCGGCCGCATCCGGAAAGAACACGCGCCGCACGGCGGCCGCGAAGGACAAGGAGTAGCCGACATGGCGTTCGAGGACCTGCTCGGCGATGGCAACGTCAAGGTGACGGCCGTCCTGACCCTGTCGTCCACCAGCGCGCCGCCGGCGGCTGAGCTGAACGCGGGTATCGACCTGCAGATGCTGCTGACCAAGGACGGATTGGGGATCGAGCCGTCACAGGCCAGCGTGGACAACGGCGCGCTGGGGAGCCGTAGCAACACCAGCCGCGGTGGCACCTCCACCTACAACATCACGCTCACGTACAAGCGCAAGCAGTTGGAGGCCGACGACATCGCCTACAACACGCTCACGCCCAAGCTGGACATCTGGCTGGCGGTCCGGCGGAACAAGGCGCACGAGCTTCCGTACGTCGCGGGCGACCCGGTCGAGATCTACCCGTCAGAGTGCGGCATCTACCAGCGTCAGCCGCCCGTGCTCGACGAGGTCCAGAAGATCGTCCAGCAGATGTTCAACCACAGCGACGCCGACACGGAAGCGACGGTGGCCGCGTGACCGAGCCCTACCGCCTCGCCGAGGACATCGACGAGTTCCTCGACGGCTACCGGCTGCCGCAGGACGAGGTGCCGATCTGCATGCGCAGCGACCTGCAGCTGCGGTTCGAGCAGCTTCACCGGCAGCTGGAGGCGGCCCGCCGTGGGCCCGCCGGGGGTGACAGTTTCGCCGGCGGGGCGGCCGGGGGCGACGCTCGCCGCCTGGCCGAGGAGATCGAGGCGCTGCGCCAGGAGATGTCCGGCCATGTGCGGGTGTTCGTGCTGCAGGCGCTGCACCGCCGTGAGTGGCGGGATCTGCTGGCCGCGCACCCGCCGCGGCCGAAGGACGCGCCGGCCGACCACAACACCGAGACGTTCCCGGTCGCGGTGCTGGCCGCCTGCTCGCTCAAGCCCAAGCTGAGCGAGGAGAAGGCCGGACGGCTGATCGACATGATCACGCCGGGCCAGTGGGGCGCCCTGTGGAACACGCTTCTGGAGCTGCACGGGAGCTCGAACCCGGTCCCTTTCTCCGCGCTCGCCTCCGACATTCTGTCCCGTACCAGCAGGAGCTGAGTCTGGCCCGCGCCTACCAGATCCCGCGCTCTCGTCTCCTCGGCCGCGCCCCGCGCAGCGTGACGCGCTTCGAGTACGACGACGAGACGGGCAGGCTGGTGCGGGCCATCACGGAGCGCGAGCCGGAATGGCTGGAAGAGGACCTCAACGCGGCCCAGGCCGCGTACGAAGAGGAGCGCAACCGCTGCCCGGGCGCGTGCGGGCTCCCGCTCGACACCACCGTGGGCGAGGCCAACGACGGCGCTTTCGTGGCACCACCGCCGTACCGCTGTCACGCCTGCGAGGTGATCATCGCCCGGCAGAAGGAATGGGACGGGCTAGAGGTCCGAGACCTCGTGTTCCACGCGCGCCGGCGGGACTAGGTGCCGTTGATGCAGCGCAGCATCTCCTCGGCTGAGCGGTCGGGGTCGGACACACAGTCCTGCATCTGTTGCTGCTGGCGCAGGTTGTTCTGCTCCAGGGTGGTGGAGGCCATGGCGAGCAGGATCGCCAGGACCAGGCCGACGGCTGCGCAGGCGAGCCCCACGGCTGCGTACGCCGTGCCGCCCTGGCTTTTCACGGCGAGCGCCACGATCGCGAGCACCGCGGCGAACACGGCAAGCGGCATGGCGGCGAACCGGAACGGCGTCAGCGCGATGAGGATCGCGAGGACGCCGAGCACCAGCGCAATGATCGCCAGCGCCTGGCTCCGGGCCGGTGCCGGCGGTGCCGGCGGCGAGTAGGCGTGCCCCTGCGGCGCGTACAGCTGCCCCGGGACGGGCTGAGACGCCGCGTAGGGCGGTAACGGCGGCTCCTGGCCCTGCGGGCCGTACGGCTGCGACATGGGGGGCTCCTGGGGATGTAGGGGTGTGCGAGAGAGGACGCGCCGCACGGCGGCCGCGTTGCCACGGTGACACACCCGGTCCTGATCGTTCTTCTGCTTCTGGGATCTCGGGGAGGTGATGCGTCGTGGCTGACCGCACGGTCACCACCCGGCTGAAGCTCGGCATCTCCGGCTGGACGGCCGGGAAGAACGCCGTCAAGAAGGACCTGCGCGACCTCAACACCAGCTTTCAGCAGACGGCCGGGTTCGCGACCGGCTTCCGCAAGAAGCTGGAAGACGCGGTCAAGCGGCTGCCGGCGATCGAAATCGACGCCAACAGCAGCCCGGCCGAGGCGAAGTTCGCCCAGCTGCGCGGCGAGCTGGAGAAGCTGTCGCAGCAGCAGATCGGCGTCGACTGCGACGCCGTCGACGCGCTCGCCGAGCTGGACCGGCTCAAGCGCGAGCTCGCCGGCCTGGAGGACGGCGCCTCATTCGAGGTGCGCGCCGGCATCCAGCAGGCCATCGCGGACATGGAGCTGGTCGCCGCAGAAGCGCGCCGCCTGGACGGCAAGAGCGTGCGGATCGAGATCGACGCCGACACCAAGACGGCGCTCGGCGACATCGCCAAGATGCAGGCCGGGCTGGTCGGCCTCGGCGTCGCGGTGCCCGTCCTGGCCAGCGTGACCGCCGGCGCCGTCGTGCTGCAGGGCGCGCTGTTCTCCGCCAGCGCCGGCGCGAAGGCGTTCGGCATGGTCGCCACGGCGACGTTCGAGCGGGTACAGCAAGCCGTCGACAGCCAGGACTACAGCAAGCTGTCGCCGGAGGAGTTCCAGCTGGCTCAGCGCTGGCAGGAATTCTCCGACGTCTACCTGCAGTGGCAGCAGAGCCTCAACCCGTCGGTAATCCCGGCAATCACGGGCGGGCTCGGCCTCATGGAGCAGACCCTCCCGAAGATCTCGCCGCTGGTGGCCGGGACGGCGAACAGCTTCGTGGGCCTGGAGCAGCGCGCCTCGGCGGCGCTGGACGGCCCGTTCTGGACGAAGTTCCTGCACAACGTGGGCGTGGCCGGGCCGCAGGCGATGACCGGGCTCGGCAACAGCACCCTGAACGTGGTCACCGGCGTGGCCGGCATCATCAACGCCTTCCTGCCCTGGCAGGGCACGGTCGTCGGCGGGCTGGAGGACGCCACCGCCAAGTTCGCCACCTGGGGCCAGACGCTGGAGTCCAACCCGCAGTTCCAGGAGTTCATGGGCTACGTCGAAGAGCACGCCCCCGAGGTGTGGGCGCTGCTGAAGAACCTCGCCGCAGCGGGGCTCAACGTGGGTGAGGCGGTCGCCTCGCTCGGGATCGGCAGCCTGGCCGGGCTGAACCTGCTGGCCTCGATCGTCGCCGGGATGGACCCCGAGCACATCCGCGCGATCGCGCTGGCCATCCTGGCCGTCAAGACCGCCCAGGCCGGGCTGCAGGTGGCGTCGTTCTGGCAGGACCTGACCGGCAAGCTCGGCGGCCTGTCCGGCGCCGCGGACAGCGCGTCGGGCAAGATGACCGGGCTGAACCGGGTCATGCAGGCGGGCGGCATGGCCGCGCTCGTGGCCGGCGCGGCGGTGGCGGTGGACGCCCTCGGCGACGAGCTGGCCGGGCTGAACCCCGACATCGACGAGCTGGCCAAGCGCATGTCGGACCTGACGGCCAAGGGCACTCCGGCGGCGGAGATGCTGTACGAGTTCGGCCACAACGCCGACACCTTCGCCGGCGACATGGCCCGCAGCTCGGTGTGGTTCGCCCCTGTCGTCGGCCAGTTCGAGCAGCTGCACCAGACGGTGTCGAGGCTGACCAGCGATAACGGGCTGGTCCAGTTCGGCAACGACATCGCCGGCCTGACGGACAGTTTCTACTCGATGGACAGCGGGCGGCAGCGGCTGGAGAACTTCGACCAGACGCTGACCGCGATGGTCCAGAGCGGCAACACCCAGCAGGCCACCGCCCTGTTCGATGAGCTGGCGCGCGGTGCGGGGCTGTCCGGCGACCAGGTGGACAAGCTGCGGGCGTTGCTTCCCAACTACAGCGCCGCGGCGGACGCGGCCCAGCAGGCCACCGCGCCGACCGGCGACGCCCTGAAGGACCTCGGCAGCTCCGCCACCGGCGCCGCGACATCCGTCGACACGCTGCGCGGCGCGCTCGGCCAGCTCACCGGGCTGACCGCGAGCGCCATGCAGGCCGAAATCGGCTACAAGCAGGCGCTCGACGATGCCACCGCGGCGGCGAAGACGAACGGTGAGGCGATCTCCACCAACACGGTCAAGGGGCGCGACAACCGGTCCGCGCTGATCGACCTGGCCAAGTCGGCGAACGACTACCGGCAGGCGCTGATCGATCAGGGCACTCCGCTCGCCGAGGTGGAGGCCAAGCTCGGCGGGCAGCGGGCGGCGTTCCTGAAGGTCGCCGAGTCGATGGGGTTCTCCCGCAAGCAAGCCGAGGAGCTCGCCACCAAGCTCGGCCTGATCCCCGGGAACGTCAAGACCGACGTCAAGACCCCGGGAGGCAAGGAAGCGCTCGACCTGATCAAGGAGTACGAGCGCAAGCTGGCCGAGCTCGACGGCAAGACGGTCACCACCACCGTCCGGCAGGTGCACGTCCAGAAGCAGGAGAACCTCAAGGCGGCCGCGGGCGCCCTCCTGCGCTACGCCGAGGGCGGGATCGAACGGTACGCGACAGGCGGGATGCGGCCGCAGCCGCCCACGATCGTCTCCCGGCCTACGGTCCTGTTCGGTGAGGGATCGTCCGGGCGAGGAGCTACCGAGGCGTTCATCCCGTACGAGCCCGCGTACAGGCAGAGGGCGATCGACATTCTCGCCCGGGTGGCCAAGGACTTCGGGTTCGGCCTGTACGGGCGCGAGGCTGACCAGCAGGTGCAGCAGGTGGCCGTCACGGTCTCCGACGCGGCCACCCAGCTCGGGGCCGGCCTCGGCGCGGTGGATACCTCGCTCGCGTCAACGATGGGCGACACGGGCACGCTCACCGCGGCGATCGCGGAGGTCGGCACCGTGGGCGAGTCGATGACCGCGGGCTGGCAGGCCGGGGCGCAGCAGGTCGGCGACAGCGTGACCAGCATGAGCGACCGGGTCGGCGAGAGCCTTTCCAACGTCGCCACCGTCACCTCCGACGGCGTGGAGTTGGTCGCCGGCAGCGTGGACGTGCTGAACACCTCGGTCAAGGACTTGCTCATCGCCATCGCCGCGGGGAAGGCCAGCAGTGGCTCCTCCGGGTCGAAGGCGGCCGGCAAGGGTGCCGTGTCGGCGTCGATAGAACGGATGGACACCCCGCGCGGCAAGGGCGCCGCCTCCGCCTCCTTGAAGCGCATGGATACCCCGCGTAAGGGTGCTGTGTCGGCGTCGCTGCAGCGGATGGACACGGTCCGCAAGCCGCCCGGCGGGATGATCGCTGGCGACTACGGTCTCAGCGGTTCCCCGGATTGGACTCCCGGCACCGGGTACACGGCGAGCTCGTACGGGCTCCCGGTCAACTCCGCCCAGGTGTCGGCGCCGCAAAGGGCCATGCCTCAGCCGGCGCTCGCGGTAGCCGGCGGGGCGGCCGGCGGGGCGGCCGCGGCCGGCGGCACGTCCACGGTCAGCCGCGGCGGGTCGCTGATCACCGTGGAAACCATGAACGTCAACAGCAAGGCGGACGCCGACCTGGCGGCCGCCTACCTGTACTCGCGGCTCGGGTCCAAGGGGCCGCCGTAAGCGTCCGGGGCCGCGGGCCCCGGACGCATTCTCCTTCACTCCCGTCATGAGAGGCGGTTTCGCATGTCCACGATTCAGCCGTATACACCGGCTGACCTGGCCCGGCTGCGGTCGGTCGGGATCCGCCCTGAGGGGTGGTCGCACCGGGTCAAGCCCCGGTGGAAGGACGGTCGCAGGCCCAAGACCGGCGAGCGCGTCAAGGTGCTGCTCGACGAGCTCGGCAACAAGGTTCGGATGCGGCAGCACGGCCAGGACGTGAAGATCCTCAACGCGGCCACGGTCGTCGTCGGGGAGATCCGGGCGGACCTGGTGGATTGGGAGCGGTTCCAGTGACGAGCGCACGAGTGGCCGCGATGCACGCGCGGCGGACGCTGGAGTTCCTCGGCGCGTGCGAGGAGCTGGAGGAGCGCCTGGCCGCGGCCAAGGAGGCGCTCCGCGAGGTGCGCGGGACGGGCGGAGAGCAGGAGGCGGCCGCCCGGGCCGAGCTCAAGAAGGCCAAGGGCGAGATGAGGGCGTTCCGGGAGTGGGCGCGCACGCTCGGCCAGCCGGCGGAAGGCACGCCGGGCCGGGACGCGACGATCAGGGTCGGAGGTGCTGTCGGACATGGCATGGGGCGGTAGCGGCTGGTATGCCGATCTCCTCGTCGATGCGATGGGAGCCAGCCAGTTCCCGCTCGACCTCGACGACGACACCCACAAGATCGCGTTGTACGACAACACGATCACGCCCGACTACTCGGCGGCCGACCAGTCCTACAGCACGACCGGGGAGATCGTCGGCACCGGCTACACCGCCGGCGGGCTGGCGATCGCCTCGTCCACGTTCACGGTCACCACGGTCGGCAGCATCTACGCCACGTGGGACGGCAACGACGCGCAATGGCCGGGCTCGACGCTGACCGGCGTGCGGGGCGCGGTCGCGTACGCCGATGCCGAGACGCCGAAAAGGCGAATCCTGGGGATCGACTTTCTGTCGGCGTACACCACGAACGACGGCACGCTGCTGCTCGCGTTCGCCAGCGTCGGTATCGGCCGCGCGAAGGTCGTCGCCTGACCCGGTCCCGGTGATCGAGAGAGGGGGCGGGTGTGCCGATCGAGATCCACGCGTCCAGCCCGGCCGCGGCGACCGGATCCGGCACCATCACCAGCGCCGCGTTCAACCCGCCCGCAGGTTCTCTGCTGGTGGCGGTGGTGGCGGCGAGCACCGGCGGCGGCACCGCCATCAGCAACAGCGGCACGGCCAGGACGTGGACGCTGCGCACGACAGCCCCGTCCGGCCACTCCGGGGTCCGCATCTACACCGCGCCGAACCCGACCGCGTTGACCAGCACGACGGTCACGCTGACGTCGTCGACCGGCGGCATGAAGATCTACGTGCTGACCGGCGCCCACCCGTCCAGCCCGATCGGCGCGGCCGGGTCAGGTTCGTCCGCGGTGAACGCCCTCAACGTCAACGGCTACACCAGCACGGCGGCCGGTTCGAGAGGCTTCTGCGCGGCGATCGACTGGAACAGCACCGCCGCTCCGACCTCCACGGATGACGAATCCGCCTGGTACGTCGGCGGCTTCCTGCCCGGCATGGCCATCACCAAGGCCGCCAACACCCCGGCCAGCGGCTCGAACGTCACGTTTAGCCTCGACGGGACCGGCACGGGCGCCGCGGACTGGGGCTGGGTGGCGCTGGAGATCCTCGGCGCCGCGCTCGACGCAACCGTCGATGCCGCCACCGTGGAGGCGGTGGCCGAGGTGCCCGCACCGGAGGTCAAGACGGGGCAGACGGCCAAGCCCGCCGTGGTCGAGGCGACGGCCGAGGTGCCCGCACCGGAGGTCTCGACGGGGCAGACGGCCAAGCCCGCCGTGGTCGAGGCGACGGCCGAGGTGCCCGCGCCCACCGTGGTGGCGGGCAGCGCGGAACTGATCGAACCGGACCCGGTGACGGCGCAGGCGGAGGTGCCGGCACCGGCGATCACGGCCGTGCAGAACGCTACCCCCGCGCCGGCGGTGGTCGAGGCGGCGGCGGAGGTGCCGGCACCGACGGTCACGGCCACGTTCGCCGCGACGATCCCGGCCGCGGTGGTGGAGGCCGAGGCGCTCGTCCCCTCCCCGGGGGTGAGCGTCCCGATCCTGCCCGGCTCGCTCATCACCGCCGATCAGCAGGTCGAGTGGGGCGGCACCGCGCTGTGGGGCGCCGGCACAGCGTTCGCGCTGCGGGAGATCACCGGCTGGGACGCAAAGCCCAAGGTCGACTCGCTGACGCAGGAAGAACCGAACCGGCACGGCGCGTTCGCCGGCAGCAGCTACCTGCAGCGCCGCATCGTCACCGTGAAGCTGCAACTGCAGTCCTTCGTAGACCCATCCCAGATCAGCGGCCTGGTGGCGCAGCTGCGGCACGATACCCGCACGTTGCGCGACAACACGTTGTGGACGCTGGTCATCCGGGGCTACACCGAGACGCTGATGGCGTTCGGCAAGTGCATCGACTGCACCGGGGTCCGGGATGCCGACTGGCGCGACGGCCACCCCGAACCGGTCGTGACGTTCGAGTGCCCCGACCCGCGCAGGTACGGGCTCCTGCAGCAGTCGATGGTGATCGACGCCAACGCGTCCGCGCCGGTCTCGCTCGTCAACGGCGGCGACCTCTACACCAGCCCGATCTACCGGTTCACCGGCCCGGCCACCGACCCGATGATCGTCAACGAGACTCTGGGCAGGGTGATGGCCTTCGACATCACGCTGGGCGCCGGTGAGATCCTCGTCGTCGACACCCAGCGCGGCAAGGCCGAGATCGCCGGCGTGGACGTCGAGAACAACCTGGCTGACACCATCAGCGTCCCGTTGAAGGAGTTTTACTCCGAGGTCGGCAGCAACAGCCTGTCGTACGAGACCACCTCCGGTGGAGACGCCGGCGTCGAGGTCCTCTGGCGCGACGCCTACGAATAGCCCCGGGCCACCATCCGCGCACCGCAGCACGATCGGGGGTGAGTCGTGGCGATCCTCCGTTCGGTCTCCTCCGGCCAGTCCATGGCCGGTACCTTCACCATTCCCAAGCCGCCCGGCGCGGCCGCGGGTGACACGATCGTGGCGTTCCAGACGACTGACGCGTTCGGCCCTGCGAACATGACCACGCCCGGCGGCGGCACCACCTGGCAGCTGCTCGGCCAGCGCTCCGCCACCGAGTGGGGCGGCAGCAAGGTCTGGTGGAAGCAGGCCGGCCCAGCCGAGCCCGCGTCCTACACCTTCCGGCAGACCGTCGGCGCCGGCGGCATCGTCGTGATCGTCGCGATCTCCGACACCGACGGCGCCACCCCGCTCATCGCCTCCACCGCGAACGCCGACAACGACGCCACGGTGACGTGCCCGGCGCTGGCACCGACCTCGGAGCCCGGCGTGACGTTGCGCTGGACTGCCGGCATCTCCGCCAGCGCCAGCTGGTCCACGCCGTCCGGGCACACCGAGCAGGCCGACCGCAACATCAGCGAGGCGACCGCGGCCCTGGCCACCCGGGCCCGGCCGGAGGCGGGCTCGACCGGCGCCACGACGTTCACGGCCTCCGGCAGCACCCCGCTGTACTCGCACGGCTTCACCGTCGACGTGGGCGGCACGTCCGGGCCGCCGCCGGAGCCGCCGCCGTCCATCCCGGCGAGCACCGACGTGCTCTTCAAGGCGGTGTTCTGCGACCTGCTGACCGACTCCTACATCGCCACGGCCGACCTGGACGGCGTGTCGTTCAGCCGCTTCATCGGCCAGCCGGGCCCGTTCCAGGCGACCGCACACGTGGTCAACCGCGAGCTGGCCGACAACATCGCCAAGATCGTCCCCCGCTGGATCGAGCACCCCACCGAGCCGGACAGCCTGTCCACCGGGCCCGGCCGCGTCGTCGTGCACGCCTACCAGAACGGCGTGATCTGGTGTACGGCCGTCATCTGGCAGGCCGACGTCGATATCGACGACCGCGGCGCCGTCACGATCTCCATGCAGGGCGCCACGCTGGAGTCCTACCTCAACGCCGTCGAGATCCGGCAGACCTACACCTACGAGGGGATCGATCAGCTGGAGGTCGCCCGCGGCCTGATCACCGAGATGCAGGCGCTCTCCAGCGCGGACATCGGGCTGACCCTGCCGCCCGGCTCCTCCGGCGTCAACCGCAACCGCACCTATCTGGCGTCCGAGGGCGGAACGTTCGGGCAGCGACTGCGGGAGCTGGCCGACACCGACCAGGGGTTCGAATGGCTCATCCACACCGCCGATCCCGGCACCGGAGCGCGGGTGCGCGAAGTGCGCTTCGGGTATCCCAAGCTCGGCGGCACCACCGATCACGTCTTCTCCCAGCCCGGCAACATCCTCAAGCTCAGCCAGAACATCGACGCCTTGCGCGGCGCCACCAGCTACCGGGCCCGCGGCGAATCGGTCAGCACCGACGCCTCCACCTCCTCGACGCCGCTCATGTCCACCCCGCAGAACGCCAGCGCGCACCTGGCGGCGGGCTGGCCCAGGATCGACAAGACGATCGACTATTCCACCGTCAAGGAGCAGTCGACGCTCAACGCCTACGCCGCCAAGTGGGCGGCTGAACGCCCGGGCGCCGTCCGCGTTCACCAGGTCACGATCAAGCTCGACGAGACGAACTGGACGCCGGCCGCGCTCGGCGAGCGCGCCCGCGTGATCGTCGTCAACGACTGGTGGCCGATCATCGACGGCGCCGCCTCCTTCGATCACCGCTGGCGCGTCATCGGCGCGCAGGTGACCGTCACCAGCCGCGACTCACAGCCAACCGCGGCGCTCGTGTTCGAGGAAGAACTGGAGATCTGACCATGCCGCTCCCGCAGCCGGAGGACCTCGCCGACCGCATCCGCACTCTGGAGCTGATCGTGCGCGACCTCAAGGCCTCGATCACCAACCAGGGAGGCCTGACGACCGCGTCGGCCGGATGGATCATCCCCAACCAGCCCTTCCCGCCCGCGCCGTCCAGCGGCGGCCGGCTCACCGCCTCCGGCGATGAACCGATCTGGACCGAGGCCGGCGGCGCGGCCTACTCGCTAGTGCCACCTCCGCCGCCTTCGCCGGCATCAGCACCGACCTGGCCGGGATCCTTCTCCAGCCCGGCCACGATCTCCACGGACCCGACCGCCGAGCACTACAACCTGCTGCGCGCCGACGTCGTCAACCAGCTGCACGGGCCGCTCCGATCCGTGATTTTGCGCGGCGTCGCCTTCGGTGCCTGGCTAGACCCCTCCCCTTGATCGTCACCGCCCGCAGAGGGGTGCGTCGCGGGCGACTGCCCCCATCCCGCCGCAGCTACCGAGATCGGCGAGCACATGACCCACAGCCGGCGCGAAAGCCTCCGACTCAACCCCTTCGGCACCGTCGCCGCGGGAGCGGCCGTCGTCCTCGGCGCTCTCGGCGCAACCATCGGCGACGACGTCTCCCAAGGCATGACCCTCAGCCTGCACACCACTGCGGGTCCGGTGGCGCACTTGTGGGGCGTCATGTTCGCCGCCGGTGGCGTGCTCAAGATCTACGGCCTGTACTGGCATCGCACCACGATCGAGATCCCCGGTTTGTGGATGATGACCGGTGGCTACGCCTTCTACTCCATCACGGTCGTCACTGGCCTGGGCATGCACGGACTGGCCGCCGGGGTCATCTCCGCCGCCCTGACGATCGGCTGCCTGATCAAGGTGCGCCTCATCACCCGCGCGGCGCGCCACTTGCATGACCGGGAGCGCGAGGAGTGACGTGGGGCGAAGTCCTCGTCTCCGTGGCCCAGGTCGCCGCCGGCGGCACCATCGTGCAGGCGATCGTCGCGCTGACCAAGCGGCGCTCCGAGCTCCGTCAGCTGGACCGCGGGTCCGACAGCGTGGCGGTGGAGACCGCCGATCACGTGGTTGCGCTGCTGCGCACGGAGCTTACCGACACCAAGGCGGAGAACAAGGAACTCAAGGCCGAGCTGAGCGACCAGCAGCGGCAGATCCAGGCGCTCGCCGAACAGGTGTCAGCGCTGCGTGCCGAACTCGCCATCGCGCGTGCGGAGATCGCACGGCTGCAGAACGGCTGAGCCCGACGAACGCAGAGAGGAAAGGACGCATGCCGTACCTGACGCAGCTGGCCGACGTCGCCCGCCGTACCGGCCACCCGGTGACCGAGGTGACCGGGTGGAAGAGCCGCGGCCACGGGCCGCAGCCGAGCGTGGAGGGCATCGTCTGCCATCACACCGCGGGCCCGCGAGCCGGCGGCGACTACCCGTCGCTGTCCGTGGTGCGGACCGGCCGGCCCGGGTTGGCCGGGCCGCTGTCGCAGTTCGGCCTCGGCCGCTCCGGCCGCATTTACGTAATTGCGGCCGGGCGGTGCTGGCACAACGCGCCGTCGACGTCGCCGCTGCACGACAACTCCAGCTCCATCGGGATCGAGGCGGAGAACTGCGGTTCCCAGCCGTGGCCCGAGGCGCAGCTGGACGCGTATCGGCGGCTGTGCGCCGAGCTGTGCCGCGAGTTCGAACTGGGGGCCTCCCGGGTCAAGGCGCACCGGGAGGTCAACACCTCCAAGCCGGACCCGGCCGGCATCGACATGACCGACTTCCGCGCGGCCGTCGCCGCGCTCCTCGCCGGCAAGACGCCGGCGCGCGCCAGCTGGACGGAGGAGATCGTGAAGGACCTGCCCCTGCTGCGGCCCGGCGTGAAGGGCTGGGACGTCAAGACCCTGCGCGGCTGCCTCTTCGCCCGCGGCGACCTCGCCCCGATCCGGTACGGCGGCCAGCTCGGCCTCAAGGCCTGGCTGGAGAGCACCGAATATGACAGCCAGCTCGCCAGCGACGTGCGCCAGTTCCAGCGTGCCGAGGGCCTCGACGACGACGCCGTCGTCGGCCGCGACACCTGGTCTGCGCTGCTGCGCATCCGCTAGCCGTGCTCGACGACCTGGTGCGGCTGTACCTCCTACGCCGCGAGGTGCCTGATTTTCGCCCTGAGATGAGGGGCGCGTCCCTGAAGGAGGGGCACATGTCCAACCACGACAAGCCGATCGAGTATGGCCGGGCGCCGGTCGAGGCCAAGGTGAAGTGGGCCAGCTTCGGCGGCTACCTCGGCTCGGTCGCTCTCCTGGCCGTGCTGCAGGCGGTCGACGCCGACCACTCCCTGATCGCGTTCTGGCCCGACTGGGCCGAGGCAGTCGCCATCCCGCTGCTGCCCACCGCGATCGCCACGGTGTCGGGCTGGCGGGCCCGCCACACTCCGCGGCCCGACCTGCCCATATCACAGCGATAGAACCGACACTCTGTCATCGCCGGCAGCATCCTCGAGGACCACTGTGTAAGATCGGCCGCAGCTTCGAGAACTCCCACAACAGGGGGACGCTCAGGGATGGGTAGATCAGCCCCGGCCCGTGGCCGCAGTGCTGGCAGGCTCCCGCAAGCCTGAAGAGCGGGCCCTGTCCCCCGCCCACGAGGTAATACCCTGGCGCCGTACCACGGCTGGGCGCCAGGGCCCTCGATCACCGCGAGAGCGGTAGAGCCTGGCCAGGCATATGAAGAGCCCTCGCCCGGTCCTCACGGATCGGGCGAGGGCTCATTCGCGTTCTCGGCATGGGCGCACCGGCACGGCACCGTGACGAGCGTGCCCGCCTCCTCGTCCACGTGGGATACCTTGCGGGAACCGAGGCAATAGCGGCAGCCGATCGTCTGGGAGATCCACGGATCCGACCACACCTTGTGCTCCCACGCCGGCGGCGGCGGGGGCGGCGGCCGATCGTCGCACCCGCGCTCGGCGGGCTCGTTGTTGCCGCCGACCGTCCCCTGGCCGCCGCAGAATTGGCAGGCCAGGAACAGGCCGCCGACCTGCTGCCCGCGCCGGCCGCCGCACTCGGGGCAGGTGATCCGGTCGGTCACCTACGCCCTGTCCCGTTGCATGAGGTGCACGTCACCCACTTGCGCTCCTGGCCCTTCTTACCGTTCATCTCGATCCATTCGCCGCCGGCGCCGAGGCATGTGCCGCAGATCGGCGGGGGTTCGTCGTCGTCACCCTTCTTGGCCATACCCGGACAGTACGACGGCGTGCACATCCTGTCAGCGGAACAATGTTGTTGCTGTGACCAGGGTGTATGAAACAGCCCCTGACCGATCCTGGGGATCGGTCAGGGGCTGTTTCATCGTTCCCGGGGCTAGGACGGCGGTTCGCCGGAGACCCGGACCCACCCCGGCGTGTACACCGGGCGGGCCCACACCGACCGGCGGCTGGCCGCGTTGGCCATCACGGCCTCGGCCTGCGCGGCGGTGACCAGCTCGGCATCCGGGCCGGGCGCCTGGCCCGGGCCGTCGGTCACCGTGTACTCCATCCGGTCCACCCGCGCCAGATGCTCCTCCGACACGCGCCGCCGGCGCAGCTCGGCGAAGACGGTCGGCAGCCAGTCGGCGATGTAGGCGCAGTTGCCGCTGAGCTCACGGATCCGGGCGCGCTCATGATCGAAAGAAGCCTCGATCTCGTCGAGGGGCGCCGGCTCCTCGTGCGGGTCCGACTGGGGAGGCACGGGCCCGTGCCGTCCGGGCTCCCTGCCGTTGTAAGCGTTCACGCTGTCGCCGCCGTCATGACGCGTGCGTGCGCCTCGTCGGCCGCCTGTAGCAGCTCGCCCAAGGCTGTGCGGTTGAGCAGCACCTGCAGCTCGTCGTTGTCGCCGTAGACGATGCGTACTCGCTGCCCGGTCCCGGCGGGGGTGCGCGCCGCGAGGTCGTCGGCCAGTTCGAGCAGCGTCTGCGTGTCGGCCGGGCGCGCGATGCGGCCGGTGTGCCGGAGCACGCCGTCCCGGCGGTAATGGATCATCAGCGAGTCGATGGGCATGTGGTCGGTCTCTCCTTCGGGTACGCCGCCGCGGCTGCTCCGCGGCGGCGGGTTCATCGGGTGCACGCCAGGTGCACAGTTCAGGTGGTGACGAGCTCGCTCAGGTACGCGCGCACCCGCTCGGCCTTGGGCTGGCCGACGCCGAGCACGCCCTTGACCTCGCGTAGCGGCGGGAGCTTGTGCAGACGCCCGCCGGGGGCCCACGTCTCGATCGCGCGCTGTGCCAGCGGGGCCAGCTCGGGAGGCGGCTCCGGCAGGTGCACCTGCGCGGGTACGGGCGCCGGGCCGGCCTCGGCCGCGGGCAGCGTGTGCGCATGCCGGGCGTACTGGCCAGGCCCGGCGGCGGGCAGGCCAGGCAGACCGGGCTGGCCGGGCTGGCCGAGCAGGCCCTGCTCGGCGCTGGCGGGCGCTGCCGGGGACGCCAGCGGCGGCGCCGAGGGCGGCGCCGGGGTGCCGGCGGGTACGTCACCAGGTTCACGTACCTCGGCGGGCACATCACGTACCTGGGCAGGTGCAGGCGCGGGTACGGCGGCCGCCGCGGGCACCTGCTCGGCCTCCTGGCGGTCGCGGCCGCACTCCGACATCAGGTGCACCAGAGCGCCGAGCGCGACCGGCGGGACGACGCTGACGACGATGACGAGGGCCACGAGTACGCCGCCGCCGAGCTCGATCACGTGAGCCTCGATCAAGTGGTAGGCCGCGTTACCGAGCACGCCCACGCCGATGGCGATCCCGCTGTGGATCATCGCGTGCTTGCGGGTCGTCTCGGAGTAGGCGCGGTTCGTGGCGATGCGCGCGGCGACGGCGCCGTAGGCGTCGATGCACAGCGGCAGCAGCAGCGCCAGCGGGAAGTCGACGTCGACCAGCGGCAGGGTCCAGTCACCGAATCCGGCGAACTGGCCGAGTCCCTGCAGCGCGCTGAACGACAGCACCACGGCGGCGGTGACCACGACGGCCAGGCCGCCACGCTCGACCCAGTCCGGGCGGTGCGCGCGGCGAAGTGGCGCCGCTCCGGCGGCAGCTGCCATAGGGTTTTCCATGAGTCGGTCTCCTGGGGAAGGGGGATCGGCCGGCCGCAGGGCTCCCGATACGAATCGGGAGCCCTGTGCCGTTAAGGGGTAGAGCCCGGGCACGCTACCGGCCGCTGCGGCTCTGGTGTGGGAGGCGCGGCCGAGGGGTTCGGTGGGCGGTGCGGGGGAGGGGCACCCGCACCGCCCTGGCGTGGAAGGGTGGCCCTGCCCCGCCTTCAAGGGCAGGACCACCCACCCGCCCGCCCTGCCGTCGGCAATGGCGGCAATCCGGCGGCAGGGCGGGAGCTATCGCGGTGGCGGCAGTTCGTGCGGCCCCCAGCGGCGCTCGCCCTCTGGGCGTGCCGCGCAGTCGCTCGGCATGATCAGCCCTGGCACGTCCGGCGGCAGTTCCTTGGTCACGAGGAAGCTGCCGCGCTGCACGAGGGGGCGCCGGCAGTGGATGCAGGCGCCGAGGACGCTGCTCTCGAACGGGATCAGTGGCATCGGAGCCTCTGCATGAGCGTCGTGGCCTCGGCCAGCTGCTGCTCCATCGCCTCGATGCTGTCTGCCGACAGCGTCTCGGGACACCCGGCGGGCACATCGAGCAGGCGCGACATCGCCCACAGTCCGCGCAGCTCGCTGCCGACCAGCGTCCAGTCCGGGTACCTGTCAGCGAGCTCATCTGCGCGAGCAGACCACCCCGCTACAAGTTGAGGCCGTGTGCCCGGCGCGCGGCGCTGAGGCACACGCCGGCCTCGCCCATAGACGCGTAGTGCGCGGACGAGCCGCTGGCTAGGCTTCATGCTGGAACCGCGTCCGGGGAGCGCAGCAGGGCCCATGCTTCATGGCCCTCTGGACCGCTCTGGGTGCCGAAGGACAGCGTGAACGAGGAGATTTCAGACCACTCGCGGCTGCCAACAGGGTCAGGCGTTCGGGGATCACGCACCAGGAGCCGGAGGCCTTCGGCGGTTGTCTCGATCTCGATGTGGATGCGCCCGTCGGGGGGTGTGCGCCGTACGGCCGTGGCGACCAGGTTGCGGGCCAGTTGCTCAGCACCATCGGCAAGGTCGGGCATCTCGGCGAGTGTGATGCCGCGCGCCCAGACTCCTGCCACGTGGGGGCTTTCGTCGGTTGGAGGAAGAGAGGTTGTGTACATGAGGGACCGCCTAGTTTGGTTACAAGGTCGGTAGCATGGTGTCTAGCTTGCAACCTTGGCTCCAAGCCTGTCAACCTAGTCCCGTGACCGCGCACGATGATCGGCATCTGTATCAGCGCATCGCTGACGAATTGCGGCAGAAAATCCGTGACGGCCAGCTCCAGCCCGGCGATCGGTTGCCGTCCATTCCGGAAATGGTCAGGGACTACGGTGTCTCGGACGGGGTCGGCCGTCGCGTGGTCAGCACCCTGGTGGCCGAGGGGCTGGCGGTGACCAAGCCAGGCAGCGGCACCTATGTCAGGACCCGGCCGGAGGTGACACGGCTGCTTCGCGCCTGGTACCGGGCATCCCCGTTCGGCAGCCCCTTCCGTGCGGATATGGAGCGCCAGGGTCGGCAAGCCACGTGGTCCTACGCCTCCCGCACCGTGCAGGCGCCGGTGGACATACGCGAACGCCTGGGCATGGGCGAGCCGGTGGGCCAGGACGAAGATGTCGTCCGCACTCGCTACGTGTTCGAGGCGAGCGGGGACCCTGTCATGCTCTCCACCTCCTATGAGCCTCTGGCAATCACCCGCGGCACGCCGATCGTCCTACCAGAGGACGGCCTCCTGGCCGGCCGCGGTGTCGCCGAGCGGATGCTGAGCATCGGGGTCGTGATCGACGACTGGGTGGAGCACGTACGCGCCCGGCTCGGGACGCAGGACGAGTGCCGAGAGCTCTCGCATCCGCCTGGCACGATCATGATGACGATCCAGAGGACGTACTACGCGGGCGAAACTCCGGTGGAGACGGCCGACATCGTCCTGCCGGCGGACCTGTACGAGCTGGTGTACAGCGGCAAGATGGGCCGCGCCGAGCTGTGATCTGACAGGCGGCACTGGAGGGCTTCCCGCCAGACAGGGTGCTCTCTCCAGCGAGAAGCCCTCACCGACGGCAGGGGAGCCCCCGCGCCGGAACGGCCATCCTGACCCTGAAACGCATCGTTTGTCCATACGTACGGCCCGTACGAGTGCGTACGTAGGAAGCCGAGGTACGCGAATATCAGGGCCTGACGACACTCCCCTAACGTGTGACCGTGGTTGTTGATCATGATGGGGACACGCCGATCTACCTTGGGATCGCACGGGAGATCGCGGACCGGATCCAATCAGGCCAGCTGCGCCCGCGCCGGCCGATCCCGAGCGAGTCCCAGATCATGTCGGGCTACGGCGTCTCCAGAGACACGGCACGGCGAGCGATCCGCCACTTGCGCGACAAGATGCGGTTGATCTACACCGTCCCCATGCGCGGTTCCTTCGTACGCCCCGAGGGCGAGACGGATGATGTGACGATCGCGGTCGAGGACGAGGTGTTCATCGATGCGCGAATGCCGACGGCGGTCGAGATGGCGGAGCTGGGGATGGAACAGCCGGGGCCGGTCGTAGTGGTGATCATGGCTGGGCAGGTCGAGCTTTATCCGGGGGGAAGCAGGATTCGAGTGGTTCCTGCACGCAAATCGTGA